ATCCAAAACTTCTGATTACGCTGTTTTCATAAGGGGTTTTATAAAATATAGAGGATTGGGAGGGACTCAAACATTCAATTGGTATTTGAATGAAGAATTGCAGCTGAATTATGATGATTCAAATGCGGCTTACAGAGAAAACGCCCAACCAAAAGGAACTATTCAAGAAGGCAGTTTGCTATGGGCAAACACTTCTTCTTTAGAAGCTTCCAAATTTTTATTCGCTTTCAATCCAAGCATAACTTATATCGCAGAAAATAATAATGGTAGATTTACACTCCCACAATTTTTAACTAGAGAGAACTCTCAGATATTCTCCGATAACATCAATATACTCAGCAAATTAACATTAGAGGATCTCGATGATATCTTAAACTTATACAATACAAATAATGTCGTTGATGGAAACTTGGGACAAAAGGTGTTAGCTTCTAGAGCTTTATCGAGGATAGGTTGGGATGGAGGTAACGTAAGGAGCTTACTATCTAATTACTTAGATAAAGCGGCTGGAGGAGTAGCAATATGTAAAGTAAGTTCTACATATTCTAATTTACAGAATAAAAACATTTTAGATGGTGATTCTTTAATGGAAATGGAAACTATACCTTATGGTACAAAGTATAAATTTAATCTAATAGCCCGTTTAAGAAATTTAGGAGTAAGAGTGACCGATGTTACTTGCCCAGAAATCTCAGAGAGTGGTTCTTTGACTGGGGTCATGCACGGTTTTTTAATTTTCGAATTCGCTATAGAAAATAATACCGCTGAAAACTTCGTTAATACAACAGCTCAGAAAACTATAGTCTATGGAAAAAACCACACATTCCAAATACCATTTGAAATCATAGAAGCTCTAAAAGATTTAAGTTCATTTAAATACGCAAAGATAATTAAAAACAAATCGACCTCTCAAACACTTCCATTTGATCCAACTATCAATGCTATAGATACTAATGGACTAAAATTTAACTATAGTAATGTTTTAGCTGAAATCCGTAAAGGCGAAGAGAACCAAACTCCTTTTAATAACTTTAAAAAAATATTTATTGATCATCCTTACAATAGAGAACTCTTTGGGCCTTTTGGCACAGCTAAATTTTTTGAAAGCGGAGATAAGCAAGAAAACGCCCCACAACGAATTATAACTAATTCATCTATGCTATCTAGGGCGGATGTAGTTGATGAATCGGCAGATAATTTTAATGTAGAACTAGACAATGGTTTACCGACTTCCGAAGGAAGTGACGATCAAAGATTGGATGCGGAAAACAAAAAACGCATCTATTCAACTTGGGCAGAGAGTTCTTTGGCTGACTTCGATGAAAAAGCCGTCCCAGTTGTTCATACAATTTACAACCCAAATGTAGAAAGGGCTTTTATTACTCTGGATGTTTCCTCCCTCAAAGACACATTAATAAAAGATGTAAAAAACGTTAGAGATGGAAGATCCAAAGACAATAAAGATCTAAGTATAGGCACGAATTTCCCAACAGTTCTCAACATTAGTGTCGAGACTGGTTCTATCGGATCTGAAGGCGAAATACCTTTTAATACTTACACCTATCGAATAGTAGCCCTTATAGAAGGAAATACTTTAATAGATATCGGCAATCCTGATTACAAAGGGTCCAGCGGTAGAGAATTTGTTGTAGAGTTAAATGGAGATGATAGCAATATTAATTATCTCTCTCAACCTTTTGAGCTTCCACTTAGTAAAGCACAAGAGAGAAGTTTGTTAACTTCTGATGGAGAAAAAGGTATAGAGGCTGGCGTAATTGATGATTTCCAGAATCAGAATAGATACATCAAAGTAACAAAGCTTTCTTATGAGACCAACTCTGTTTTGCTATCTAAAGTAGTATCAGTAAATAAAGTTACAGAAATCATAGATGCGGATCTACCTTACCCCTTTTCTGCAATAATAGGAACAAAGTTAGACTCTAGATCTTTTAGTAGTATACCGAAAAGAAGTTTTGATTGTAAACTAAAAAAAGTAAAAGTCCCTAGTAACTATTACCCAACTAACAAAGGTATAGATAAGAGATATTATAATACTGAAGCTGAATTTGACAATGCCAGCCAAAAAGATAAACTAATTTACAAAGGCGATTGGGATGGATCTTTCCATGAAACCCTTCAATGGACAGATAACCCAGCATGGATTCTTTATGATTTGCTAACGAATGTCAGATATGGAATGGGTTCTCATATCAACTCTGACAATATAAATAAATGGCAACTTTATAAGATAGGTAAATTTTGCGATAATGTCGATAGTCAAGGGTACTTTTTAGGAGTTACAGATGGGAGAGGCGGAAAAGAACCTCGTTTTTCTTGTAACGCAGTATTCGACCAAGGACAAAAAATATTTGACGCTATAAATACTATAGCTGCGCTCTTTAGAGGAAGAACCTTCTTTAGTAATTCTGAGATCAATTTTGTAGACGATAGACCTAGAACAGCGGTCAACCTCTTTACAAATGAAAGCGTTAAAGACGGTTTATTCTATTACTCAAATAATCGAAGAGATGAGCAGTTTAATACTATAGAGATAGGATATAGAGATAGATTTGACAATTACACACCAAAGATAGAAGTCGTTGAAGACGAAGAGGATATTAAAGAACGAGGTGTTTTCAAAAAACGTATCGAAGGAATTGGTATAACTTCTCGGGCTATGGCTCGCAGAGCAGCTCAACACCAAATCTTTTCTAAAATAAAAGAGAATCAACAAGTAGCATTTACCGCTGGATTAGAAACTCTCCTATGTAAACCTGGAGATCTAGTTATCATAGAAGATGAACTCAAGACTAACATAACTAATTTCGGCAAAATTTTAGATGTTAACTTAAATGACGAAACAATTAGACTGAGTAATACATTCTCATCTTCAATGAACACGGGGGTATTAACTATTTACAACCCCACTGGAATAGATGGAATTGAAGAGCTTGATATTGCAGCTAATCAGAATAGGCAGAGATACGACAATTTCACCATAACTGGGCTAGGCTCAGATTCTTGGAATAAGTTCACTGGAGATTACAGTTTCTCAAACTACACAGCTGGTTACGATCAAGTCACTGGATTCGAAGCAGGAGAAACTAGATATTCTGAGTACGCTTCCTACACAGGGGTCTCTGGAACATTAGTTTACTTCGAAACAGGTGTGACGGGTTGGGTTTTAGGCTCTGGAGACGCTAGATCCCTATACTCTGGAGATTTCATCGCTGAACTAACAGGCGCTCAAACACTGACTCAATTCAATACTGGTAAAATAGCCCCTTTAGACATGACTGTCGCAGATAAAAGAGGGACAGCTGTAGCATTTTCTGGTTTTGATCTCAGTAGTTTCGAAAATTATACTCGCGGTATAACGAATTCAGATTTATCTGGCGCAGCTCCAGAACAAATAACTACCATTAACGTAACTGGTATTGTCACAAATTTAGACTATGGATGTTCTCTTTCAGGGTTTGACAAACCAGAACTCCTCCCTTCTATAAAATTAGGTAGTGCGGCGAGATTCCAAATTAAAGACGCAAGCCCCTTCTTCTATAAAGTAGTCTCGATGAAAGAAGAGAACCCGAATGAATATCTCGTCACCGCGACAAAATATGATACTGGGAAATTTGATCTCATTGATAAAAATATAAGTATAGAGAATGAAGCAAATACTTATAGTTATCAAGTAGCTCAAACAATCAATGGAGTGACTTATGAAACCCTACCACCTCCCACATTCGTTGGCGATGTCACGACAGGAATCCCAAATGCAACCAACCAGACCTTTAATATTACAGGAGAATGGACTAATGTCACTCATAATAAAGGGTATGGAGTGAGGCTCACTTTACCCAACGGTCAAATAGTTGACACAACTACCCCAAAAGATGTTACTAGTATTAGTCTATCTGGATTAAATCAAGTAGGTGTATTTAATGTAGGTGTAAATACACTAGGGAATATGGGCCGCGATGGAGAAAATGCATACTATAACTCTCCATACATAAATACTGGTATATTTATAATATATGAAGATGTCCTTACTTACTCTAAATCTTTTTTAAATAAAATAACTATTTTATAATGGACTATACAGGATATTCAGTATTAAAAATACCTAGAACTGGAGCAGCTTTTGCCTACGCAAAAGAAGCTAGAGACTTCGCTACTGGGGCTACAGGCGTAGGAGGTTATCTAAATGCTAATGCAACTGCCTCTGGATGGTCAGGTGTTGAGTTTATAAGTGCCATTTATGAAGGCTCGACCTCTTTGCCTTTATCTATAGGAGCAACTCTACCAGATCTTTATACTGGGGCAGCTACTGTTATCGGAGGCTCTACACCTATCGGAGATTTAAGATCAGAGGATGGCCCTTATGTTGGTGTGGGTAATAGTTCTGTTTATTACACTAAAAAAGGCCAAGAATATGGTGCAGCTTTTTACGCTACTTATATCGGAGGAACCAATTCAGCGCCAACAAAAATTGGGATAGGAACCACCAGCACTGATATTAGTGTCAGTGGTTACTACCAAGGAAGTTTTACCACTCACCAGATCTATGAATTTGAAAGTAGTTATAATGCCGATCTAGATGATCCTACTAAGATAATTACAGGTAGTGGGGTATATACAAACGGAGGAGACGTATCTCTTCAATTTAATATCCTAAACAGGAATGGGGAACTCTTAACATCAGCAGCCCAAATAGCCTCTGACCCTTTTGTCGATAGACAAATAATCAGTATTTTAGATTCTAACGCAAATGTAGTATTCCCCAACTATAGGACAAATGGAGACTCTACTTTTACTTTTTCCCGTTCCCAGAACATAGATGTATTTGGATCTTACAATAGGAACTTCGGGATAAGAAATGAAATAGTCAATAAAGACGGAGGAATTACAACGGGAG